GGCTGATGCGAGCGTCAATCACGAAGATCAAGCCTGAAAGAAGCAGACCGAAGATACTCAGTACGGCTAGCAAAGCGCCAGGAGTATCAAGATTCCAATGCACTATGGAACCTCTTCCTCAACAACAGGAGCGACGAACACATCCTCGTCAGCGTCGTAAGTGAAACCGATACCGGCGTAACGACCACGCCGGGAACCAAGGTACGAGGTATCCATCCAGGTACCCGCTAAGCCAAGCCCGTTGCAGTAACCGGTAATTTCATTGTCGTTATCGTTGCAGTACGGGATCACGATGACTTCCCGAACGATCCCGTCCTCCACGCGAACCGCGTGAGCATTATCAGAGTGTGCCATTTTTCCTCTTCCTAGATTGCGTACCTAAGAATTACGATTCCGCTGCCACCGTTGCCACCTGCAGATGAACCACCAGAACCCGCACCTGATCCTGTGTTCACAGAACCATCGCCGCCTGTCGTCGCAGAACCTGCGCCGCCTCCACCAGAGCCACCCGCGCCATGCGCAAAAGCACCATTAGCACCGCCGCCTCCTCCCCGAGTGACGGACGAGCCCGTAATGCTTGAAGCAACTCCGTTACCACCATCGCCGCCTTCACGAGTAGACGAGTCAGAGCCGTCCTCGCCAACTTGCCCTGCACCACCTCCACCGCCACCACATTGGCTTCCTCCCGAACCACCAGAAAAACCACCTGCCGTGGTAACACCAGGAGTGACCGTTACGTCGCCACCACCACCACCAGAACCACCGTCGCGTCCAATGCCACGGTTAGTAGACCCACCGCCGCCAACTGCCCAAAACTCTCCTAGCCGTGACTGCAATCCGTTGCTGCTGTCTGCGGTCGTGCTTGATCCAGCACCACCCGCGCCAATAGTGACCGTGTAAGTATCGGGTGCGAAGTAAAGTTGCTTCTCAAAATACTGTCCTGCCCCACCGCCGCCGGAAGGCCCCTTAGCGCCGCCTCCACCACCGCCGATGACAACAGAGTCTACGAAGCCAGCCGCGCTCACAGTCAGCGAACCAGAAGAAGTAAACGAGTGAACCTTGTACGACTGACCAGCGACACCATTCGCTCCATCACCCGTGTAAGTAGTTTCCGTGCCACCAGTCGCTACGACACCCGCAGCAGAGCCACCGATGATCGTTCGTACCACGATGATCCCTGAGCCACCAGCACCACCAGCAACGGAAGCACTACCACTATTGTAAGCAGCACCACCTCCACCGCCAGTATTCACAGTAGCGGCTGTGCCCGTTGCTCCGGCTAACGCAGCACCGCCGCCACCAGCGCCGCCTGCACCCTTGGTCGTGCCGTAGCCACCGCCACCGCCACCATACGTTTGTGCGCTGCCTGTTTGCAGCGAAGATGCTTGACCTGCCCCGCCTGCGCCACCCGTGGTTCCGCTACCTGCCGCGCCCACGGCTCCGGCACCGCCTCCACCACCTGAGCCTTGACCCGCGCTCGTGCTGCTTACGCCTGCTCCGCCGTCATTTCCTTGGCCGGTAACCCCAATGCCGGGATTTTTGCTTGCGTTCGTGTGCGTGTTGCCGCCACCACCCGACGCTCCCGAAAGCCCACCGTAGTAGCCACCAACGTCCGCTACGTCGTAGCCCCCGCCAAGGCCGCCACCAAAAGCAAACAACTCACCAACGCGACTACTCGTGCCCAGCCCTGCACCCGCAGCAGCACCCGCACCGATGGTTACTGTGACTGCTCCCGGTTCAAGAAAATGTGAGCCGACCTCAATGACTCCTCCGGCTCCACCGCCACCTCCACCGTAAAACTGACCTGACGCTCCTGCACCCCCACCGCCAACGACAAGAACATCAACGACACCGCTAGATGCGACAGTCAAAGTGCCAGACGCGGTGAATGTGTGGACTCCATAGGTGGTTGATCCACTTGTGTACGTCGTGTAAGTGCCACCAGAAAGTTGAGCAAACCGACCCGCCGAAGGGACTGTTGATCCCGCGCCAAGAGTCGCTTCAGATAACCGTTGAATACTCATGCTGTCCTCACTCGTACAACAACTATTCCGCTGCCGCCTGCGCCGCCAGATCCGGTCGGGTGATTCGCAAACTCAGACCCACCGCCCCCGCCACCCGTGTTTGCTGTGCCTGCCGTGCCGCTAGACGACCCTCCAGTTGCACCCGCACCGCCGCCACCGGAACCACCAGCACCAGCAGTTGATCCATTACCTGCACCGCCTCCACCACCCGCGTAGGTGACGGATGAGCCTGTGAACTCATTGGCTAGGCCTGCGCCTCCTGCGCCGCCAACGTTGCTGGCTGCGCCTGTGCCGACTGCGCCAGCACCGCCACCTCCACCGCCCGCTCCGTTGTGAACACCCGCACCGCCGTTATTGCCTTGGCCAGATACGCCTGCTCCACCCGCTTGAGCAGCCTGATCGGAACCAGCACCGCCGCCGCCAGAACCACCGGGGGCAGCGGCATAGTTCAGAGCCGTATCTCGTGTGCCTGCCGCGCCGCCCCCGACCGCGTAGTACGAGCCGCAGCGTGAAGCAGAACCGGGAAGGCTATTGAATGTGTTGTTCTGCGTAGTGCCTCCGGCCCCAACGACAATCGTTTGGCTTCCTGATGTGAGGTACGCACCGGATACGACTAGCATCCCGCCTGCGCCACCGCCGCCCCCCGCGCTTGCTGAGTTTGTGCCGCCGCCTGCGCCTCCGGCCACAAGCATTATGTCGGCAAGGCCAGCGGTGGTCACGTTCAGAGAACCTGATGCCGTCAGCGTGTAGAAACTGTACGAGGCAGACCCAGACGTATACGTCCCCGTAGGCGTATCGCTAATCACCGCGTTACCAGGCACAGAACCAATCAACCCAGATCCGCTGAACGAACTCATCGTCATGTTATGTAATCTCCGAGAGGAAGGCCGAGAACGCAATAGTGTTCGCTGAACTAGACACCCGCAGGTACTTAGACGCAGGCATCGTGATACCAAGCGTCAACGCCACCGTGTCATTACCGGCAACGATCGCGTCATACACGAGAAACTCAGAAGCACCCGGTGTACCCTCTGTTGCGTCCAAGCCAATCCGCACCGTGATAGCCGATGACGACTGGTTGCAGATCACGAGGGAAGAGATGACCGCCTCAGTCGAACCAGGGGTCGTGTACAAGGTGGCAAACGTCCCAACGGCTGCCGTGCCCTGCACCTGTGCATATTTGTAGGCTGTCGCCATTGTCTTACGCTCCCATCAAAAAGAAAACATCTTGCAATCCTGCGCCGCCACCTGTGGACGCAGACCATTTCAACCCTGTCGCTTCCGCTGAGTCAGCGGTAAGCACGAACGTGTCAGTCCCGACAGCCAAACGAGCAGCCGTGTTATCGGCAGACCCAACGATCAGGTCACCCTTAGCGTCAATCAGTGTTTCTGAAATGCCAGTCGAACTGTCAACGAGTTGCCAAGCCGACCCGTTCCACACCTTCATCTCGTTTGATGTGGTATTGAACACGAGGGCTCCGGTAACCAAAGCGTCGCCATCGTTGTCGGTTCCGGGATCGGACGACTTGGCCCCCAAATACCGATCATCGAAAGAATCGTACGATGCTGCTGCCGACGTGGCGCTCGACGCTGCCGCTGTCGCACTCGACGCGGCACCTGTGGCAGACGTAGCCGCCGCAGTCGCAGACGTAGCAGCAGCAGTAGCCGAACTAGCCGCAGCAGTAGCGTTCGACGCGCCAGTCGCGATAACCGAATCGACGTAAGCCTTCGTGCTTGCATCTTGCGCCGCTGTCGGATCACCCAACCCCGTGATCTTGTTCGTTCCAGCAGCCAAAGCACCACCAAGAGTGGCGCTCGTGATTGTCTGGCCCGACAAGGTTGCCCCACCCGACAGTGTGCCGCTCAAAGTCGCAGCATTGATTGTCGGGCTGGTCAGGGTCTTATTCGTCAGCGTTTGCGAAGTGTCAGTTCCAACAACGCTCGCCGACGATCCAATGTCGTGAACATTGGCTGCCGCAGCCTGATGGCTGCGCTGATCCGTGAAGTCCAGGGCGGAGACACCATGCTCGACCGACGTGCCAGCCGAGTGAGTACGTCCCGAAGTGCCGTCCACACCACGAGTAATCTGAAAGTTGCTGCCAGCAAGAGACGTGACCGTGACGATCTCTTCATTAGCACTGTCCTTCTCCAAGATCAGCGTGTACGGGTAACTGGACGGGAAGCCGCTAGATGAGGCTACCGTCAACGCCGTGTCCGTCGCACTAATTGACCCCGAGAGGGTGGTGGTGACCGCCGTAGATGAATAATACCGAGCAGGAGTTCCCATGCGTTACCTCGCGTATTGAATGATTGACAAGTAGTTGTCTTGCTGCTTCGCTTTTTCTTCCGCCAAGCGAACGTTGAACAACTGATACAAGTATCGAGCAACCGACGTTGAGTCGCCGGGGCCGATTGGGGTATCCACCAAATCGGCGGATGGAGTCGTTGCCACCACCTTGCCCGGGTCGATAGTAGAAACTAGACGCCACATAGCACCAAAGCGAATAACGTCCTCGGCGGAGGCGGGCAGCCCTGTGGTTGAATAAAAGTCATCGGTGTCGGCAGACAACGCGGTGGGGTACTTCGCGTACTGAACGCGAACATTCCGCCCAGGCATCGGGTATTCCATCAAGACAATAGCAGCGCGAACCGTCGAGGTATCACCCGTTGCTCGGTAGTTACGATCAATTCGATATCTCTTGATAAGAGGCCAGACCTCGGTTGAGTCAGGTGCATTCCAGGCGACACCCGTGACATCCTGGAAATCTGTCGGCATTGCGTAAGCGTACTGAGTCCCATCAAACTCAAACTCGTGAGAAGAAAGCGCACGCAGGTCAATTCCCCGAATGGTGTCGTTGATTGCTCGCCGCACTTGGTCACGAGGAAACGTCGGATTGTTTCGCAGGATTGTGTTGACGCTATGTGCGCTGGCAGTTGTTCCGCGCCACCCTCGACCGCCCGGAAGAACCGAAACGGTGCCAGCGGTCTGATTCACAGACTTGATGTAAATGAGTTCGTCACCGATCTCTACGACGCCGCGACTCAGGCTGCTCGCATCGTCCACAGTCAAGGTCGTTTCCGAGTCAGTCGCAGTCTGCGTTATTACTGTGATCGCTTCCTGGTTTCTGACGTACGAAGATACTTCTGCAAGAGTATCCTCAATAATTTCTAAAAATGTGCTCACGCTTTTACCGCCCTGCCGAGAGTATCCGAAGCCCTAACTGCTGCATTGACGTCCTTCAGTTTTGTAGTTTTTGGCTGGATTCCGTGCTTACGCGCACTGCGGTAAGCGTTCAACTCTTTGTCGTTTGCGTGGGACACCGCACGAATGTGCATATTTTGGTAAGACAAGGTGGATGCCTTGCAACCAAAGCAACCCTCAACGTACTCCGGGTGCTTCACCACACGATGTAAAGACATTACAACTCCGAGATGTATTGCGAAAAACCAGCAGCCGTCAACTCGGTTGCCAGTTCGTCAGTAATTTCAATGTCAAATCCGCCACGCAGCACAACGTCACACTGCGCAAGAAAGTCACCCTGCGGCGTCATTATTGTCCGCCAGGTGCCATCTTTCTTGACAACAGTTTTTGCGTCAAAGATTGAAGTCCACCACAATGGATCCGGCCTGCCACGCTTTATCTCAAGCGTTGGGCCTCGCCACAACTTAGCCACTTCTGTACCTCTTGGTCTTCTTCGCAATCTTCTTGGGTTGAGCAACGAACTGCTTGCCCTCACGATTACCTTTGGCTTTGGCCCTATTGGTCGCCCGCTTTTCAGCGGCGGTCATGTTTTTCCAAGCCTTGTCAGGCAGGTATCGCTTCTTGCCTTCCGACTTGGAGCCATCAGACGTGCGCCAGTTCTGCTTCCCCCACTTGGACAAAGATCTCTGCTTCTTGGTCTTTGACCCCGTGTATCCACCGCCAGCCTTCTTGTACTCCTGAGCCAGCAGTTGCGCTTTACGAGCAGTCCATTGACCGGCACGGCCCCCTCTGGAGCCAGCCATAATCCGGTTCTTGATCCGCTCGCGTTTAGCGTTATCCGTGTAAGCAGACACGAATTCTCCTACTTATTGTTCTTGGCCTTTTCCACTGGAACTGCTTTGTACTTGTAATTCATGTCTACTTTGTGCCCGACCTTCTGATCGGGGATCTTGCCGTTCTTGGCGTTATTCCCCGGAATCATGACGTCGTTCACGTCTTTGCAACCACAAGAGGCGCACATAATTCTCCTTCTAGTGCGAGAGAGGGCCGCTCGTGGCAGCCCCCTCCCGCTTTGATCTAGCGATTTACTAGATGCTGGACGTGCAGTTGATGACGTAGCGAGCCTCTGGCCGGTAAATATTCCAGCCGCGCAATCCCTTGTATCCGACAGAGCGGAACCGCATCAACTTATCGGTGATGGGTGAGATTACTGTCTTCGGTTCGTACGACACTGCTTCCAGAAGGGCCTGCTTACCCATGACGACCACCTTGTGATCGAGTGAGGTAACGGTACCCGACGCCGAGGTAGACGACACGTTCGACGCAGTTTTTGCGTAAGTGAACGTGGTCGCCGACGGGGCCGACGCGACGGTGAACGAACCGTTGAAGGTTGCGTCCACGCCAGCGACGGTCACAGTCTCGCCAACCTCAAAGCCGTGAGCGGCAGAGGTGGTCAGGGTCGCAACATTGCTCGTCAGAGCCTTGTTGCTGACCGTGCGCGTCACACCATTGGATACCTGCTCTACACGAGCAGACTCGATGAACTTGACGCCTTCGTAGACACCAACCTCACCGTTCCAGATGTTGCCCACACCAGTGTCGGTGTAGGTGTGCGGCTCACGCCACACGTTTGCTCCCGAAGTCGCAGCCTCCGTGCGGAGGTCGTACGAGGTATCCGGGTGCAACATGCCGATGTAGAAGCCACCGTCGCGGGGTTGGACGCTTGCGCCACGCAACTTAGCCACAGCCTTGCGGATATCCGCAGCCTGCAACGTGGTTGTTGACGCTGTGGTCTTGTCCACACCGTTTACGGTGGTCTCGTCGTCAGCGGACGTTCCTGCGAAACGACCAGTCGCCAGACCAACGAGGGTCTTGTAAACCAGTGCGTCAAATGAATCCCGCATATTGTAACTGAGCAAGTCGGCCACTGCTGGATCAATCGCAGAGAGCGACTCAAGTGCGAGACGCTCAGTCGTGGTAACGGCGTTACCATATTCGTTGACGGTTACCTGAACCCGGTTGGTGTTGTTGAGCGCAACAGCACTAACGTCCGAAGTCTCGGTCAAAGGATCTGTAATCCGAGATAGGTCGTTGTGAAGTTGGAACACAACAGTTGCACCGGGGTTGGTAACGTCAACCGGGCGGACGTCCGCAAACTTGCGGAACATCGGCTCGCTGCGCAGATTGAACTGCACATATTTGTCGTACGCTGTCTGAATTAGATTAGTCAGCGTACTAGTTGACGTGTCAGCCATGTTGGCTAACCCTTTCTACTAGTGTTGATAGGACTGTCAGCCCTTCAGGATCGCCTGCAACTCCTCTGGAGTTGAGGCAGCCTGGATTTTTGCTTCCAGACTTGACCCCACAGTGGGGTCGATGCCGCCTTCCTCTACGGCTGACATCAGTTCGGCGGCTTGAACGGACTCAGGCTTTTGGTTACCCTCGTCGTCCATGGCCTCAACGCCGAACACCTCCCCGTACTCACCGATCCACTCTTCGAGATCGTCCATATCCTCGACTTCATCGGGGACAAACGCAGCAACTCTAGGGTTGACACCCATCTCTTGCAACGCTTCGCCAATCTCATCTTCGCGGCTCACGGCTAAGAACTCGTTGAGGTACTCGTCGCGCTCCTTTACTGCAGCGGAGAGTTCTTTCACCTGCTTTCGCAGGTCTTTGACCAGATCAGTTCCCTGATCTTCGTCGTAGTCGAACTCGTCGTATTCGGCCATTTCAACTCCCTTTTCTCGTATGGCCCATCTCGGGTTGCACTCTCCCGCACGCCTGGCAAGGGGCACCAGGAGTGGCTGAGAATGACTATCGGACTTGTACGCCCGCCGGGGCCGACCGATCCGGCTAGGGGTGGATGTGCCCGGAATCGAACCGGGGTTAGGTGGGCAACTCTCTGGCTGCTCGGCACCTCTGACCTGTCACACCCGACAGGACTAAACGTCCTGCATACGCCTCAATGAACTACTATCCAGTGCAGATTCCGCACTGAATGCCGCACGCTCACGCGAAGCAAACTTGCGGCGACGACGACCGGACTCAACGCCACCCGTCAAATTCAAGGACTCCTTCACTAAATCCTTGAAATCTAAAGGCTCACCGTAAAGAGATCCGAGTCTTTGTAGATCTGGTTCCGCTGCTCCAGCGAACTGGAACGCTTCGTCAGCACGATCTGCCTTACCCAAGTCAACAATCTCTTCAGCCATTTCTCGACCGACTCCTAGGCCCTGACGTCCAGCCATACCGCCGACTTCAGAGGTGGAGTAGATCCGCTGCAACTCGTCCGCGCTGTTCAAGCCAAACGGGCTCTGAGAAGCGCGAGCGTTCAAGATTGGCTCTGCCCGAGTTGGGTCGAGCAGGTAAGCAACCAGATCGCTCTTAGTCAAGTTGTAAAAATTCTGAAGACTGCTCACAACGGACGGGTCTGCCTGGTTGAGAGCAGAAGCAGCAGTGTCCACACGTGAAGCAAACTCTGTTGCGCTGATGCTGTTAGCAATCAGGTTGGTAAAATCATCCGGCGAGTCGTAGAAACCTTCCGGCATCGAGCGTTGCTGGAGAGTGGTTCGGTACGTATTCTCCAAGTCTATGTACTCTTTTGGAGACAACATGCGGTCGCCAGGACGCCCTTGACCGTCAGCAATACGTTGACGAATAGCCTCGTTTGCCTTGAACCGCTGCTTGTACGCATCCGAGTTGTAAATCGTGTTCAAGATCTGACCCTCAGACGGGTCAATGTTGGCAGCGTACACTTGGTCAATCGTTGACAATAGGCGATCCACGAACGCGGGATCGAGTCCTGCGTTACGGAATATGGCTGCTGCATCTTCCCCAGCGGACTTGTCTGTGTACGAGTCAATGACTTCTTGTGAGCCGTCAGAGTAGTACGCAATAACCTGAACAACGCCACCGTAGGTGCGCTTGGTTTGCGTTGATGTCAGCGTGCGAGGCGGTGCAGGGGGAGGAACGTTGTTTGCCTGGAAAAATCCGGGAGGAGGGTCATAGTCACCAGGCGTAAAAGTCCCTGGGCCGCCTCCAGCCGGGAACGTAATGCTTGGTGCCTGACCGTAATCAACGAACCCAGGTTCGGTTGTTGATCCCCCAAGATCAATCGGTGTTGGGTCACGCAAGAAATCCATGATAGAGCCGAAGCCCAAGTCCCGAAATTCCTGCTCATAATGATTAGGCATCCGCTACCCCAAGAATCCGAAGTCTTTTAGAATGGTGCTTGCCAGCCCCGTGTACTCATTCTTTGCTGTGCTGGTGTACTGCCAGCGATCATCCCGTCGAGCAGCCAACTTGGCGTCGTACAAACTCATTGGCTTGAAGGCCCCTTGTCCGTCAACGCTGTTTAGCACCTGTTGAACTAGGTTGTCGTCAAACGACAGGGTGTTCGGATCCAACTCCAGAACCTCACTGATCGCCTTCATGTACGGGTCAGCCGCCCCCCTCAACGTAAGACCACGAGCCATCTGCTGCTGCAATCCCGGGAACCGAGATATTGCATTGTTGACAATCTCATCATCAAGATCCTCAGTGGTTGTCTGACGACCCGCAAGTCGTTTCACCGAGTTCTCAAACCACCCAGTAAATGAAGTATTGGACATTGACGTGTCCATGCCGTAATCGTACGCCAACTTGTACAAGGTTTCTGCCTGCGTCTCCGCAGTACCCGACAGGTCGTAGAACGCAACCCCATTTAGAGTCCTTGTCCTACTGAAGTCAATGCTTCCCGACAGGACGCGATCAAGCCAATCTTCATCAAAATCTTCGTAGTTGGGGCTCGTCTTATCGCCGCTCGTGGTCAACAAAAACTTCTCCGCGTAATCCAAAGCCTCCGCGTCGGAGATGTCAGCACCCATGTTCTGCGCACGCTGCTTGATCTCCGTCACCGTGCGATTGACAGTTGCCTGCCACACTTCCGGTGCGCCCTTGCGCAGTTGATCTGCCTCGGTGTACGTGCTCGCGTAGCGCAAACCCCAATCGCTGTTTGCGATAAAGTTTTTTATCATCGTAGCGTCGGTCATGCCACGCTGAAGAGAAATATCTAGCAGTTCCTGCAAAGCAGGGGTCTGACTGAGGTAACCAGAAGCGAAGCCGTACATCTCAGCCATAGCCTCAAAATCAGGGCTAGCGACTCGCTGCTCAAACGGAGTGTTCAGGTACGCTTGCAATTCCTCTTGGCTAGGAATGCCGTCACCGTCGGTGTCAATGGGGTTCGGAACGCCCATGCTCATGCGTTGATCCCCTCGATCCTCTGCTCAATCGCATTCGGTTCTTCCAAGAACGAGTTGAGCGCAGTCATAAATGTATTTGCTGCAAACGTGTTTGCGTACTCAGGTGTAGCCATCGTGTACTCCCGAGCGAACACTCGCGGGTTGAAGCCGGTCTGCGTCGTCTGCGTTCGAGAGTCAGTGTCTTTGCCAGAAACGCCCTCGATGACGGTTTTTGCGGGGTTCATCTGCTCCATCATGTTCAAGGCTTGCTTGAACGCCTGACTCTCCTCAGTCGTCGCAACGCGACCCAGGTATTGCTGGTATGCCTGATCCAAGATCTCCATTGCCCCGGAATCGCTAGACAGGGCAACGTCCGTTGACTCGTAACTGTAAGGGCCGTAAGAGCCACCACCACCACTGCTAGAGCCTTCCATGATTTCCATGCCGCTTTTAGTGTTCGTGTATTCGTACGGGTCAGTAATGCCAGAGCCAGGAACTTGGGTAAAGTCAATGCCGTCCGAAACTAGCCGATAGATTTTTGCGTCAACCTCTTCGGGAGTCCTGCCAGTAACACCCATCCCGACGTAGGATTTGCGGATCTGTCGCCACTGAGGAGTGTCGTTCTCGTACCAAATCTGGAGTTCCTGCTTGGCAACATCAGGGTTAGCAAGCCCACCAGGCCCACTAGCGTTCGGTAATCCATCAGTACCGACCGTCCAGACTAGGGGGAGTCTGAGTTTTTCTGTCCCGTCAGTGATATTGTAGTAGCCAGAGATTTGACCCGTTTCATCGTAAAATACGTTGAATTCTCCCTGCTGGAAACTTCCGTCAGGGGTTTGGGTCAGGCCCCTCGTAAAGGCTAACGGATCGAGCGTTGTTTGTATCGGGCTACTGCCCGGGCCAATATGGTCAGGTGTACCTGGGGCCACGACTATCCCACTCCCATCAATTCAGCCACCTCTTGCGTCACTTGATCGTCCTCCTCGGGCATCGTCAGCCACCGAGAGGAGAACTCCTGGAACTGAGGAGAGGCGTTGTTCACGAAGGTGTAGTGCCACTCAAGCATCGCGTCTTTCGCCCGCGTGTTGTCTTTAGTGGACGCTGTGATCTTCGTTTGTTCGTAATAATTTTTTAGCAAAATCATGTTATCTAGCCACGTGCGCAACTCCGGCAGAATAGGGATTCGGTCTCTCTGCCGACGCATGAGCCCGTCATCCTCCACAGCAACTGTCATTGCCTTGACCGTCTGATCCCAAAAATCTTCTCGCCGCTGGTTGTATGCGTTACTCCACGCACGGTTTTCGCGAAGTTTCTCAAACCTTCGGTTGTACTCTTCTTTCAAGCCACTCGTCGTGTACCGCTTTTTTTGCGTCGAGGTGATGCCGTACTCAGCCATCTTCCCCGCTTGCCAGTTCCTCAGTGCGTCGAACTCCGCCCATCCAACGCGAGTCATTGCCGCTTGCTGAATCTCCTGAGCGTCACGACGCAACAAGAAGGGCTCATTAGTTCCGGGATATTTTCCAGAACGTAGTGCTGCTCGCGCCTCTCCGACGTACTCGTCTTCTTCTTCCCCGTAACTCTGGAACATGAAGCCTGCGTACTGGACATCCTGCGTAGCCTGGAATATTTCTCTTAGAACCTGTTCTTCTTCCTTGACGAGCGTTACGCTCTTCATCGAACTTGGCGTACCAACAGTCTTGTCGTATGTGGAGGCCAGTTGGGCGAGTCCGGGTACGCCAATCAGGCGAATCAATTCGCGCTCTGCCTGATCTCCGTCATTGAACTGCTCGTACAAGTTGCCGTAAAGGCGCATCACCGCTGATGTGCGCGTATCCACGACGATGTTTGGATACCAACCAAACTGCACACCTAATCGAATAAACTCTGAGAACGCGCCAGCCTTGACCAGTTGTTCTGGTGTGGAGATGTCGCGGCCTTGTCGAATTGCGTCCTCTGCATCCATTTTCATAAAAACAGCAATGCGAGAGGCGTAGTTAGGCCCCGTAAATATTCCTTGCTCTGTGACACCGAGCGCCATGGGCACTAGGTTCATTGCCGTCGTCTGATACCCGGAAAACATGGCTTTTTTTACGGTGTCCGGGAAGTTTTCTGTGTCTAGCGGTTGCCCGCCGTAGAAAATACTGCGCTCGTAAACGTCGTCACCCAAGTTCTCGCGCATCCAAGCAGCGATCTCAGGGCCGTTCTTTTTGATGAACGGGTACTCTTTGATCTGCGATACGATTTGCGACAACCCAATGTTGGCAAACCACGAGATCGACGGATCTCCAACCATGAACTCCATCATGCGCGGGTTGATGTACGTGCCACCAACACCGTCCTTGTCGTACCACTGATCTTCTGCAAGCCCAACAAATTTACCAAAAGCCCCACTCAGCGCACCTATGGCTCCAGCAGTGTCCTGCATCGGGAACGCTATTTTCACCGCAACATCGTTGGGAACGTCAGATACATTCTCGTACTCGTTACCCTGGTCGTCAATGATCGGATTGAATCCGTCCCACATATCAAACACGCTCTGGTAGTACAGGGCGTTTGCTGGGTTCTTCCACAGCAGTCGAGCCGCAACAATTTGGCTGTTGAAGAACGCCTGCGGGAACGCCATCAAGTAGCGAGCCATGTAGCCAGCGTTCGTCAGGTTCCGCACCGAGTACATCGTGTTCTCGACGCGAGCCAACGATCGGCGGTAGGCAATCTGACGAATACGGTTAGAGACGACGCTGTTATCCACCTTCACGCCAGCGCGTTGAGCAGCAGCAATTTGCAACTTCATTTCTTCGCGTACGTAGTAGCGGAAAAGTGGGCTGCGGGAAATGCGTGTCTCTAGTGCGCCAAACCCTTTCCAGACCGCATCTTGCACGGCTCCGGCAAATCGGTACGTGTAATCGCGCCAGTTCTTCGTCTGCAACTCTAGTTTTCTGCCCATAACTTTCGGCAAATTATCGCGACCTTGAAGGTAGTTACTAACCTCCTCGACCGTTATGTCGCGATCAAGTATGGACTTCCGCATCGCCGGATCAGGGAACAGCAGGTTGGCCTGCTCGATAGTGTCGTCTACCCAATCAACGAGTCGTTCTTGGGGGGTGAGAACTCTACCGTCAGGTGTTTCCTTTTCCTTCCTGAGCATGTCAAGAATGCGAACTCGATACTCAGCGCCATCAGGGCTGTCAAGGTAACGAAGGATGTCTTCGGCGCTTGCGCCTCGCAAGATCAGGCCGCCAACCTCGTCCAACTCGTTACGAAAGTTACGGTTTGCCAGGCGCGTCACCGCGTCTATGTAAGCCTGCCAACTCCCTGGTTCGGGTGCAATCTCGTCTAATTCCCCCTGTCGCAACCGCAAGCGGTCACCACGAGCCTCAGAGGTTCTGGAGGCGGCGAGGAAACTGTTGTAGGCGTCGTATTCCTGCTGGTACGGGCGAACTCCCTTGATGCTTGGATCCTCAACATCAAGCACGTCAAACCTTTGGCCGTCAACCTCGAACTCCCAGCGACGATCCTCGGCCACCAGTCGAGGGAGGAGGCTTCCGTCGCGACGGCGAATAACTGCTTGGCGACCGGTACCAATCGCTGCGCGGTTCTTCTTTCTGCGACCACGTTCCGCGGTGTACCTTAAGTATTCCTTGCGGGATTTCTCAGTAACCTTCTCAAACCGAGCCAACTGCGCACGCTTCTTTATTAGGCGCTCTTCTCTCTTGGTAACATCTTCGCCTTTTTTGCGCGCTATTTCTAGTTGTTTCTCAAGTTCGGCTATTGCTTGTTGCTTTTGTCTTTGTTCTTTGGCAATTCCCTCAAACTCATTTTTTGCTTTCTTCCTAGGGCGGCGCGTGCGAGCGCGGTACACGCCATTTACGACGCGCTGCGTGTTGTTGTAGATTGAGTTTGCCAGCCCCGGGAACAAGTTTCGGGTCATGAACAGCGACTCGGTGTCCATCGTTGCGCGAAGAATCGGGTCAATAATTACGTTCGGTGGAATGTAGGCGACACGGAGCAAAACATTGTTCGAGAAAAAAATGTTCATCATATCGAAGAACTGACCAGCACCGTAAGCAAAATCGCCCATGCGGGCGCGGGCGGCAGATCCTGCGGAAGGCTGAGTCTTCCCCGTCCATCCGCCCTCTCGTGAACGCTTGTATGCGTCACGAACACTCCTGATTGTTGCCCGCTCAAGTCCCGCAAGATCAAGCATGACGATTGAGGAGGGCTCGCCTGATCGCAACTTCGGCCCAACCGTTACATTCACAACGCCGTCGGCGTCTTCCCAATTACCATCGCCGTCATTTGCCCACCGTTGAATGTCGGTGCGGCGCGTGTCGATGCCTTTGTAGATGGTGTCCATCTGCGCGATAAGAGCATCTGATTTAGTGGAGCCGGTTATCCCTTCAACGCCGTTGGCTCGGGCGATGCGCAACAATGTTGCTCTTTCGATTCGCTCGAATACTCTTTTACGCTCAGTGTCTGTTGCTGCACGCATGTAGCGACGGATGGCGTTTTGCTTGAAGCGCGTGCCCTCTGGCGTCGCCAGGGCGCGAACCCGGTTCAACTCGCTAGCAATCTGCCAAGCAGTTTCCATCGGGCGAGGATTAGAAATGCTGATTTCAGACCTACGACGGGCACGAGATGGTGAGTAAATTACACGCACTGCACGCTGGAAAGGCCCATTCTCAAACAGTCGAGCGAAAATCCCATCATTCTCAATAAAACCAAACTGAGTTGCAGTCTTGCGCATTCCACGGGGCACCGTCGCTCGATCCGCAAAGGCATCGAAAGTACCACCAAATATTGACCGCCTGCTGGCGTACGTCGAAATACCAGCACCCGACTCCACCTCGGCGATGAAGTCATCAATGGCGCGAGCGAACTGAGGGTTCTTCTTCTGCCAGTCCGCGAAAACAGCCTGTAATTTTTTAGAACGCTGTACGCTTGGTATCGCGTGGATCTGTGACATGTCATCAATTGGAGTAAAGCGAACCCCGAAGTTGTCCACGGCATCAGCCGCAAGAGGTTGAGCCTTCCACAGATCCTTCAACGCTTGGCGGTTTCCGCGCTCTGCGCGAAGGTAATTTATGACCGATGTTGCATCATCAAGGTTGGAAATAATCGAGATAGCCCGATCAGGGTTTGCCACGCTGCCATTCGCCATGAGCGGATTCTTGGCAATCTTCAACGGGTCTTTTGACTCAACTAACTGCTGAATCAATCGGACGTCACCGCTGCGCGGCCCTTTGTTCCCTTCCTTGAAATACTTCTCCGCCTTGTCGAGGCGAAGCATGTACTTGGATAAGTCTTTTTCAGTTCTGATTGTGTTGCGACCCAAGACCGCGCCTTTGCCGCCACGCCACACAGGGCCAAAGCCTTTTTCGGATGCAACTATCTTTCCAACGTCGAGTGCGGAGGAAACGGCCCAGCCAGCAAACTGGCTCTTGTACGCAAAGTCACGATCTTCCTGATCGAGAATGTCGAAGTCTTCCTGCATAAACTCGGGAAGAGCGTCCGAAGCAAGGTTTCTGCCCTCGAATGGCAAGCGAGAAAACGACTGACCTACGGAGATCTCGTTCGCAGAGTCACGAGCGACCTTCCGAACCTGCTCGGGATTTAGGTTGGGGTACCGTCGAGAAATTTCGGGTTCAAGCGCGTACCCCGAGAGTGTCTCGAATGCAGGCTCAAATGTTTGCTTGTACACAGCGTTGATGCCTTGCATCGCTGGGTTGAGAACAACACCCAAGGGGCTGTTGAGTACGCCCTGAACGGGTCGGCCAATGGTTTCTTCGGCTCGATCCACGGCAGTCCTAGCCTGCGGTATTGGTTGCACACTAGGCTTGAAACTTTCGGCGATGCTTGGCTTTTGCGCAGGCCCCGCCGGGACATCGGGGCTATCCGGCAGCGTTATCGCCACTAGCGTCACCCCTCCGAATAATGTCGTTCAATACTTGACGACGCTCCGACTCGTTGGCGTACGGAATCTTGGAAAGATCCCAAGCCAGCGGGGCCAAATCAAATCCCAACGCCTCAAGGTTTTCCTCGAAGTAGCGCAAGAAAATCATTGGGCCGAAACACCTTTCAAGTATCGAACAAAGGCACGCATCGTTCCTGACGATGCTTCTGAGTCTGCGTACATTTGCATCAACGGCAGGTACGCACGCAATGCCGTGAAGTCTTCAAGCATTGACTTCTGCCCCACGCCCAACTGTTCCAAGCCACCGCCAGGGCCAGAGGGTGCACCGGAAGTCACCGGCTCCTCTGGACGCTGAGTTGGTGCGCCTAACGGCGTAATCTTGGGCATCGCCCTGGCCGATCCGGCCATCGGCGCACCCTTCTGGATTCCCATAAACTCTTTTTGCTCGCCGTAGGCGGCGTCAGGAATCGGCTTCGTGCCTTGGGGGGTTCCGTCAGTTCGCTTAGACATGCGGCCCGGCCCGCTAACTGGAGCGGGCTTGCTTGGGGCGCGGTATCCGCCTTGTTGTTTAGCCACGGAACGCTCCACTCAGTCTCTTACGCGCATCGGTATCAAGAACGCGAGTTTGCGTACCGCCACCACCAATGTTTCGGGTTGCGACGTTGTACGCGCTGCGATCTCCGAAGTTGCCTCGGAAACGCTTGCGGCGCTTCATTTCTTTTTCAGTAATCTGACGAAGAATTTCGCCAGGTACCTGGCCCTTGAGTCGCTCACGCTTCGCACGGAATGCCTTGCGACGGTCGAACTCTTCACGGGTGATCTTGCGCCCGTACTTGTCCTTCAAGAAACCCTGCTTGGGCCTATCTGGCGTACGGGATGTTGGCGTACGGGATGTTGGCCGGAAAGCATTCTTAGTATCGTACGCCTCGCCGGGGATAATAACCGGACGGTCGTTATTTTCCTGCCCACCGGCGGAAATGAATCCGTATCCCGCAAGACCGAATGTGCCACTAGCAGCAGTGAAACCCTTGGGCATTTTTAGCCGTTCTGCCATTTGGGCCGCACTCATGCTGCCCGGCTGGTCGGCTTTACCTTTAGCCTGCTGCTGCTGATTGTCTTCCCTGGTGGCTTTCCGCTGATTGTCTTCCCTGGTGGCTTTCCCGGGCTTTATGCCCTTGTTGCGCTGCTCTTGAGTTGGGGTCTCCTCAAAAACTTTCTGGGCACCCGTGCCGCCAGACATAATCCGGTCAGCGTCGCCAGGGTTCAGAATCCCTTGGCGTTCTAACTCGCGGTAACCCTCGTAGGTTCGAGCGCGGACAGCCTCGGGTGATCGGTCACCAGATTGCGGTTGCTGCTGCTTCTTGGGTTCCTTGCCTTTCTTGGGCCCCTCCGCACCGGTTGTTGCCGTACGAGCCTCAATCTCCTCCTTCGTAACGAATAACCTAGGGTTACCCCCGTCCGGTGGTTGCGGTGTAGCAACTTTTTCGGGTACGACTTTCGTGGCGGCAGGCCCACCTTGACCAAAACCTTGATAATTGGGCCGAGACATCTTTAGGGACGGCGGCGTGTCTGGCCCGCCGATGTAGACATCCGGGTCTACCCTCAAGTACTCAGTGAAAATTACAGGGTTGCCGTTGTCATCAAGTTGCATTCGTTCAACCGGGAAGAGGCCCTGGGCTGCGTAATCCTTTTCAGTCATTGACTCGAATGACCGCATCGGCTGAGAGCCGCGTTCTCCCCTACCCATTACAGGCACACCGCGTGGCATCCCACTAAGGTCTGGTTGCGGTGTCGTCATGCGGCCCGGAACCACTGTTCCTTCTGCGCGACCGATGCGAACGTTTTGTTCAGCCAGGGAGGGTGTGGTTACTCGGCTTGGTTGTGGTCGAGAGTAACCAGCATAAGCAGAATCGGGAGCGGTCATCGACCTCCGGCCTTCATCTGGCCCCTTCGGGTAATCAGGTGCACGCTCGGTTGAGCGGGGCGCACCAGTTGGTCGATTAGAGTCCATCAACTGTTCGGTGCGCTTGGTATCCGCGTCGGCTCGTAGGTCTTCCGCTTTCGCTTGAGCCTGAAGGCGACCTTCTACTGAATCGGCAGCAGGCCTAGCGAAACCTTCGCCGGGTTTCATTCCTTCACGACGAACGCGATCATCGCTGGGAGGGAAAGATCGCCCGGTTGCAGCCTCGTAGCGTGCTGCTTGCGCTTCAGCCCTTTGCTGCTCAATCATGGTTGGGCGAGTAAAGCGATCAGGATCGGAATACGGGGTTAGCATCCCGGATTCGTCAAGCCTCATGGTGTCGGGAGCGCCGGGGGTTCGGTCGCGAGCATCCAACTGCTGACGCATCGTTGCTAAAATATCGTCAATCTTTGTTTCTCTGCCTGGCTTTTTGCCTCCGCCTGCTTGCTTCATCCCCATGCGTTCCGCACGACTATCAATAAATTTACCAGTACGTTCGCGGGTAATGTCAGCGACGCCAGTATCTTCCCGAGCCTCTGCCACTTGCTGTTCGCGTCGGGCCTTACTCGCTTTGCGCTCTCCTCGCGCTACGGCTTTCTTTTCTTCGGGGGACTTGTCCGCCTCCGCCTTCTTGACCTGGCGTTCAGTGTCTGTCGCAGCCCTACCCTGACCCGGAGTCAAGCGGTCTGGCGTCGCCTGAGCAACCTGATTCTCGGGGTTGGACTTGTTCCACGCATCAACTTTCTTCTGCCAGTTGGATACGGCACGCGAATGGGAGGAGGCGTGAGCGTAATCCTCACGACGCGGCGGGTTAGCAGTTGGCTTGTCCTTGGGTGCCCTGACTTCCTTGGAACCCGTCGCCCCCTTGGGGGTCTTACGACCAACGGCTTCGTTGGCAACCCTTTGACCGGGCTCACCAACAGCGTCACCGATAGTCTGAGTCAGACCACTTTCGCCTACTGGTGCCTTCTTACCCTTCTTAGCCTTACTGACGGTCTTGCCGACAGCCTTGGCGGCGACCTTTGGCCCCGGAATGGGAACCATGCCTGCGGCGATCAGCCCACCAGCAAGTGCTGGATTGATTTCGCCGTCCATCGCGGCCTTGATTAGGTCGCGATCACCAATAAAGTTGAGTAAGTCGCTGGCAATCGTTTCAAGATTCCGCCCGCTGCTAATTCTCGCGTTGTTGTTCGCTCGCTGAATAGCCGCACGCTCTCGGCCACTCAGTCCACTGGTGTCCCTGCTTTTGAGAGTCGTTGCAGTCGGGCGGCTCTTGGTAAACTGCCTGCCGGGTGGTTCTCCCCTAGCCATGTTTTCCTAACTAAAGTTCTCGCCGTGCGCGAAGTTCGCGTGCTTGTCGGAGGGCTTCCTTCTGGCGCTCTGTCATGCCCTTCTTTGCGGGAGCCTTCTTCTTTGCTCGGGGTTGAAGGGTCTTCTTCTCTGATTGAGTTGCCGCGCGTCTTGTCTCAGCCGCCTTCTTTGCAGCCGCCCCTTCGGCATACGATGGTTTCCCGATTCGCTTCCCTTGGAGTTTGGTACCTCGGTATTGAGGGGTCTTCTTCACCGCCGTCTTCTTGACCTTGACGTTGCTCTTCGGGTACTTGCGTGAAGAGCCGGAAGGAGTCTTCGCCAACTTGCTGATGGCTTTCTTGTCCTTCGAGCGAGCCAAAGCCCTCATTAGGCTTGCGACCATGTAGCCAAGCGATCCGCTCTCCTGCACTTTGCCTGGAGTAAATACGTCCTTGCGGTTTGTGGAGCGATTTGCGGGTTCACCCTTTTTGTAATTAGGCATGACTACTTCTTCTTTCCCGGTTTCGGTCTCGGTTTCGGATCAAAGAGACCCGGGTAGTCCTTGTTTCTAGCGTTGCCAGGCCCGAATCGGTACTTCCTGTTGGGTGGCTCGCCCTTTTTCTTGGGGCCTTGCTCACTAAACTTGGGCTTGGTGGGCTTGCGGATCTTGTATTTCTTGGTCTTTTCAGGTACTACCGTCTCACCCTTGATGCGCTTCGCCTTTGCCACGCGCTTGCGGTAACCACGAGCGTCGTCCTCGTTGATCGCTTTCTTCGCATCCATCATGCCTTTTTTCGTGTAGGGGTACTTTTTCCCCTTGACGGTTGGCACGACTACTTCAGTTTGTGGTTATTGCCACCAACGGGCTTGGGGTTGGAGCCCGTGGCTACCTGACCTCCACCAACGACACCGCTTCCGGGGTTGCCCTTCGGCTGAATAACGCCTCCACCCGTGGGGGCCTTACTCATTCCGCCTTGTTTTCCGATCATTTGCTTCTCCTCTATGCGGGAACTTGCCGAACCACTCGGCCAGCAAGTACGGGATTGCCTGACCCTGTAAGCCCGGCAAGTAACTGTTGCATCGGCGGCGGCCCCTGATCCATTTCAGGGATCTCACCGCCTGGTTGCATGGCAGGCTGCATTGGATCTTGCTCCTGCTCTTCTTCCTCTGGTTGCTCGAACGCCCTGGCAACCGCATCCTCAAGAGGGGTGCCTTTCTTGCGTTCGCCGATGACCGTGGCCATCTTCTCGATAATCTCCAGGGGGTTTTGACCCTGCGTAACCATCTGTGGGACTGCCGCAGCCAGCGAGGCAACCCCTGCCTTCAATGCGTCGCGCATCTCTTCCATATCAATGGCGCGTTCTTCTTCTGCCGCGTTCATCGTGATCGGCAGGTTTCGTCGCGTGAAATTGCGGGAGATCAACTTGTCGCCGCGTGCCTGCAACGCAAACACCAGGGCTCGGTTGGGGTCAAGCCCAGCCATCAGGCCGTACTCGATGTTGATTCCGTAGTTTCCGTCAATATCGGTCGATGGCCGGTACTTCAACTTGTACGGGACGCCGTTTGCGCTGCCGGAAACCTCACGTTGGATGTCTCCGAAGTAAGCATCGTCAATGGCGTACGCTATGGACAGGGCTTCGCCCAGGGCGTCGCCCAAAATCGACTGCGCGGTCTTTACCTGCCCGTCAAACCCAGCCATGAGGGCTTTGACGCCCTGACCCGTAACAATGGAGGAGTCCATTTGGCCCGTGCGGGCCTCCGGGAACCTTGTGCCGAACTTCAACTCGTCCGACAGCAGGTTGTTCTCAGCGAAAGTGTACTGTGGGATGTCTAATGGGATTCGCCGGACTTTTTCTGGACTATTGGATCGAATAACCGCGTCAGGCCCGATGGACAACTGGGTAACGTCCTGCGGCAACGCGAGTGGTGCCTCCACAGACTTCTGCGTGGCCTCCATCATCAGCAAAGCGAGCCGCGCTTTCGCGGCATACACCGGGAGCACGTCATCAAACTGCCCACGGGTCTCCCCGTCGAGGCTTGGTCGATGCGCAATAGCAATGGGGACGCGCCCCAGGGGGTTTGGGGTCTTCGCCAGCGTCAGTCCTTCGCGCTCCGGCAAGAACATGACGCTTTCGTCCTCGTCGTAGAAGCGAACGACCTCCATTATCGAGGATTCGTCGGTGGAACCAAACATTCCCCGCGTGAGGATCTTGTCCGCGTACTCGGGGAACATCGCGGCTAGGTCGCCTGCTTTTCGGCGGAACAGGTGGGCGTACGCGAGGACGCTCCCAAACCGATCTATGTCATAGTAGGCACCTTCGCACGACTCCACGTGAATGTGGGGGCGGGTTTCCGTGAAGTTAGGCTCAACACGGAACGGCACGAAGCCGTAGGTAACGAGTTGGTCGGCTGCGCGGATCAGATTCACACCCAAGCGGGAGGAAGAGAGGTAGTAGTTAGCGATTTTTGTGCGCTTGTCTGCCTTTGTTCGGGACGAATCATCGAGAGACGAGTCGCCGGATGCGCTAACAGACGGGACGACACCGATTTGCTCGGACAAGTCCTTGGCTACAACGTCAATTAGGTTGGCAATGATCGGCTTTGACCACATGCCCTCGGGGAATAGTCCAGGAAAAACTTGCCCGGCGTCTCCGGCGCGAACCATCGCAACCTCACGCATACGCTGATCGCGCTCTCCGTTTCTTTTACGGATTGCGGCGAAGCGTTGAGCGTAATTGGCCACCCGCTTACCTCCTAGATTCGGGCGAACTGCTGCGAAGCAGCAAGATCATCAAGATTTATGACATAACGAGACTCAATGTCCGCTTTCGTGGCGAACTCGTTCTTCACAAACCTCGAAACTCCCGAGGATTGTGTGAGAACTTCGCGAGCGACAATCTCGCAGAACCACAGAGCCATCACTGTGTCCATTTTCAGTTTTTTGCCACGCACCCCCGGCTGCCATGTGACCAACTGTTCGATCATTTTCTTCATGTGCTCGCTGCGGGAGGCGTCAGGCAACTCGATTAGGTTGTCGCCTGCGTGCTTGGTGGCCTCCTGGCCTTCTCGCTTGGTTTTAGTGCCAAACAGGGGGGCTAGGGATGCAACACCAAACTCGGGGTCTGTTTTATTCGTGCTCGTGTGATGCGGACGGTAGGCGATCCCACGAGTGGCCAAGGATGTCCTGATTTCCTCATCCTGAGTCAGGAATAATTGGAAAGCGTTCGACTCCACGATTACCGTGTGCGGCTTGTACGCATCCGCCCAATCTCGGATCAGGTCACGGATAGCGGCAGGGGTCGGCGATGTCATTACGTAAACATCCATGACGTACCGCTTGTTTGTTCTCCGATCCACGGCGTAAGCGACAGCCGCAGTATCTCCAGTCATCGCTGGGTCAATGCCGATTACTCGATAAAAATTCACCGAATCGGCGGGGTGGCCTGTCGCACCGGACACCAGTGCTCCCGGCTTTCTCATTCCATTCACTGCGCCTCTGACGCATACCGGGTCGAAAATGGCATCCTCTGCGACATCGAGGTTCTGGTACACCAGCGACCATTTACCTGGCCCAACCTCGTTGCGAACCGCATTCAGACGCGGCCCACTCCACCTCTCGAACAGCCCGTCAGCGTCCGGTTCATCGTTGTCCGCCAAAGGCTGTTCACTCTTGGGCCACAATGTCGCCCAATCAGCCGTGTCAGGTTTGTAGCCCAGCACGGCAGGCATTGCAAGATATGTCCACGGAATAGTCCCGTCCGTGTAATGCTCCGGGTTCCGCAGTTCTTTGTAAAGATCAACTGGGGCAACACGAGTGCCCACCACTAGCAGTTGACCGCCCCCCGGTGGGAGCCGTGAGGCTACCTCCTGGCGAATCCAGTCCATCTGCTTAGGCCACTCCCCAGCATTAGCCAGGGTCACCACATCATCGAGCACAATGAGGCTCGCGCGCGAACCATAGATCTGACCGCCCATCCCGAGAGCCTCAACGGTTGGATCCTTCTCGCCGGAGTCCCGGGCATCCCCACCCAAGTAGATCTTGTTCGCCGCCCACTGGTCAGCAGTCGCCCGGTACCCGTCTGCCGGGCCAAACGCCACCTGCAGGTCTGCGTACTTGGGATGCGTCAACCGCTGCTTGATTGCGTACAGGAACTTCTTCGCCTGCTCCTGAGTCTTTGATACGATCAGGACATTGATGTTCGGGTCTTTCGCGATCCGATATGTGATGTAATTGATGGTAATGGTCATCGACTTCGCATGATTCGGTGGGACGTTCACCATCAGCCGAGACAAGCCCGCACTACCCGGCTCGTAGATCATCGGCTCAGGCAGCCACTCAGGCTCCCGGCCTTCCAGCAACTCCACAACGTTCCGCATGTGCGGCCACACGCGAGTGTCCAGGTACCGCTCAGAGAAATCCGAGAAACCAAGATCCGAGTTACGGGCCGTCGAGGCAGCATCAGACTGCCGCAGGCGGACACCATCCACCA